GTCCTTATCTGGTAGGTTGCGCTTCCGCCAGACGCCATTTGAATCAAAATATGATTGCCCGTAACCACAATTGTTAAAGCGCCGCCCGGACCCGTTCCAGTCTCACATTCAACGCTCACCAGATTGCCAGCAATTCCTGGCAGTTTAGCGACAAAAGTTAGCCTTTCTGCCAACGGCAGTGACAAACCCGTTGTAAGCTGCGCAGTAGCTCCCGGTGTGGTAAAATTCCATTCGCTGCAATACATGTGGTTATCTGTTGCATCGAAATAATCATTCGACTCCAATACGCTTGCATAAGGCACCGTATCCGCAATAGTCATGCTGAAACAACCCCAATCTCATATGTAGTGTGATCGCCCGCCACCGCATCCTGGACACTTATTACAACCTTTGTAAAGGCACCCTCCATATTTAGCCAGTGGGGATCATTGTCGGGCTCAACAATATTGTCGATATAGGTAACCTGCATATCATTAACATAAAATTCAATTAATACATTTAATGAATTTGTGCTTCCAGTATTCTTAACAACCACGGACTGTCTTCTACTACCTGAAAGTCCAACAGTTTTTACAGCAGTCATAACGCTGCTTGTAGTCGGCAAATCTAAAGCTCCAGGTGTCCAAATCGTATTTGGAAACGCACCATTCCCAATAAGCGTATTGTATTGCTCTTCTGTTATTATTCCCGTTTGCCAGGCATCCCATAAAGAAATAGAAGGCATTTATAGCCCTCTACTTATCAATCAGATACAGGAATGCAGTTCCAGCAATAGTAGATCCATCATAATCTATGTAGATCTTGCCTTTGTCGGCCACTGTATTCTGAATCTTAAATCTAGCAGTCTCCAATGGCCCGCACAGAACTTCTTGTGCTCCACCAGTTAGGCTCAGTACCAGATCGCCTAGTCCACTTCTAAAGCCATCTCCTGCCTTGATAGTTATGCTATCAGCAGCGGTAGCCGCACTAATAGAAAATCTAAGCATCAGGGCCTTATGATCAGCCTGCGCTACATCAGCAACACTAATCTCAGCATCATCAGCCTTGTCAATAGCGACGCCAACATCTTCATTCTGGAACGTATTCCAGGCAACGTCATTTCCAGTTAAAACATCTCTTGCCATTTTGAATCACCTAAGTTGTGGCCCTTGCAGTCAGCAAAGCAAGTGCAACAGGTCTTACAACCTTAGCGCCATAAACGTGCAGTCCCTTAACGGCATCGCTCATTCTGCGCTCTGGCCTGTAAGCCTCGACCTTGCTTACAGAATCTGCAAACGTAGTCGCTATGCCAGATCCAGCCACAATCTTGTAGTTGATCTTACCGGCATCTCCGCCAGTTCCAGCTGCCGTAGGCACATTATTGGATTCCAAGACAGTGAATCCAGCAGCCTGCTTTACAACACCATTAGTTAGAATATTTCCAGACAGAGCCGGACTCTGAGTAAATCTCTCATCCAAAGCAAGCTTCTCGCTAAACCAAGGAGGTACAATAATCCAGCGGCCTTCTCTCGGAACATCAGCATCGGACAGCATTGTGCCCATCTGAAGCATATATTCATAGGCGGTGTTTAACGGCGTAGTATCAGGAACCTTGCCAGCAGTATCAGATCCAATTTTGTTAGCAGAAGCAACGCCAGCAACCATTGTGGCAGCCACAAACTGGTCAGCAACATTAGCCAGATTGTAAGCACTTTGTCTCATTGCCCCGTCCATTATATTATTGGACATTTGAGCCCTGCTTACATCATCAATTGCAAAGTTAAAATACTTGCTTTCTGTAGCCACTAATGTAGTCTGAGCATCATTAAGTGCTTCAGGCAGTGCAATATCAGTGTCCTTAGTATAATCCCCAATGGTAATGTCACCAATGGAAGTTATTTTAACTGTGGAACCTTTGCCAGCAAGTTCGCCTTCGTAGTCTCTATTAATTACTCCATTCTGCCCGTAAACCAAACTCTTTTGTAGGTTTTCAAGCAGTCTTGCACTCCAAACAGTGCCAATAAATCCTTCAATAGTCATGTAAATTACTCACTCGCTACGCTCGCTCGTAATTTCGAGCAAACACGTTTCATTTGATTTGTCCGGAAGCTAACTGCTTCTGTATATTTGTCCAGTCCTGATTAATTTGTTCCGGCTTCATACTTTCTATTTCAGCCTTCGTATATATATGAGGAGCAGTGTTACCCCCGGCTGGACTACTTGATCCACCTACGTTTGGTCCGGGTCCAATACCCGTTAATAGAGCCTCAGCACTTGCTTTTATAGTTGCTTCATCGGAGCCTTGAACAAAACCAATTAGACTAGCTGGCAACTTCACCTCAGATGCTACTTTAGCTTTAAGTGCATCCAAAATGTTTTTGCTATCCTTACTTTTATATTCAGCTAGTTCTGTTCTAACTGCTTGTTCTTCTTCATTATGCCTAGCAAGCCTTTCGCTGACAATCCTGTCAACTTCAGCTTGAGTAAATACTTTATCACTTGTCATAGCTACGCTTTTGTCCATTCTAATTATATAATTTCTTTAATCAACTTAACGATTTTAAATCCGTTTTACGATTTACGATTTACGTTATTATAGGCTCGACATCTTCCGAAAACACTTCGCTGTCTTCATCAGCCACGCTAATTAAGACGCACCTGCAATTTGGATGGAGTCCCGGACACATTACTCCCCCGCTAAACATTTCATCGATCCCTACAACCTCAAAATCCATCGCACTGCATTCCGGGCAGCTCCTTTCATCATTGGGGCATCGCCACATCTTATACTTGTGACCTGCTGCCTTTGCCCGTACCACAATGCCCTCATTTTGAGCTCGAACGTACTCCGTCCGGTATATTTTATCTAACCTAGCAGGCCCCTTATATTGGCCCTCAAAAGCATCCTTAAACGCATCCGGACCCTTGCCCCAATTATCGACCATCTGGCCTTTAAGAATTTGGACATCGGTCTGACTTAAGGTCTTCACCAATTCCATGCCGTGTTCGATAAAATATTTAATAGCAGCATCAGACCCTACTAAAGCCGGGGCAACCGTTCCAACTGTATCGCCAACCGTGCCCATCTCAAAGGCATTACTTATTACGTCTTGCCACGCCTTTACCCACAACTTCCAATTAGCGTCTTTAATGCCTTTGCTAAATTTCGCTAACAATAAAGGCATCAAAGCTTTTAGCCAATCCGGGTCTTCTTCCTGATCGTCTTCCAGGACTATGCTATCCAACATGTCCTGAAGTTCTTTAGGAAGAGCCATCTTAACCACTGTTCTGCTTGAAGTATCCTATGTCTTTAAGGGTACTTACAATATCCGGCATTAATGGGGCCTTTTCAATCCCGCCATTCGCACTAGCATTACTTATGTCCTGTCCACTCATGGGTTTTGCCCATTGTTGTGGTAGCGGTGCTTCTCGCTTTATGCGTTCCATCTCTTCTTCGGCTTCTTCTCGCGTGCATCCGTCCAGCCTCATAATCGAACTTGATCTTGAAGTCAGTCCAGCATTAGCTCTTGTCTGCTCGATCATGCTGTTTTCAAGGTCATCGCTAGGCAGTCCATCCTGCCAACCAATAACTTCTAAATCAACTTCTACACTATTTGCAATACGTCCTTGCACATCAAGTATGGATGCCGCCTTAATTGCTTTCTTAAGTTGACTGTCAAATCTAGCTCTTATTCTATTACAATGGCTTATGGTCCTCAAAAGCAGTCGCCTTAATGCAGATCCGCTTGCTACTGCTCCCCCACTAAAATCTCCAATTGCAGCAGGATTAAGATCCGTCACAGCATAAATCATGCTAACAAGTCTGTCCATTTCCTGGAAGCTACTATCCAGTTTCCCATCCCAGGTCAAATACGCAGGCGCACCTTCATCAGTCCTAACCGGGAAGAACCTACCATTAAGCCGCATAGTCTCTTCGCCCGTTTCCATGTCGGTTGTCAGCATAGAATCAGGTCCAGTCATTGCAGGCCTACTATGAATATCAAGAATACTAGATATTTTTATAATTCTAGTTTCCAACTCTTTAACTAAGTTTTCAATGGATTCATAGTCACTTATGCCATATACGTCATTGCGCTTTTTGATATTAGACACCACAAAAACAAGGGGGTAAGGCACTCCGGTATCCACATGTTTAGGAACATTAATATATTTACTACTTATATTTAATTCAACTTCATGGTCTATCTTATCGCCATTCATCCAGTACAGGTGATTATCAATAGCGCCAGCAGTATGCACTTCTGTCCTTAGCAAGCTAGCCACACTACTGCCGATCTGCTCTTTAAATTTCCAGGCTAGGACATGCGCCACATATTCATTAACGTTGTCGGGATTGACTACCGGGAACCATATAGAAGGATCTATATTTTCAATGACAGAACCTACTTCTGCTGAACCTGCCCCCTGGAATCTTACCTTCAGCACTGCATTGCCAAACTTAATAAAGTTATTGCAAGCCTCATAAAGCACAATAGGTAGATCACTTCTATTAATAATGCCAGTTAATTCGTCTTGGCCATTCGCATCTGAAAACCTTGGCGGCTCTCCTACCACCATGTCGGCATAAACACTGCTCACTACCTTAAACCAGTTCATCGGCAGCTTCTTACCGTTGTACTTCCTAGAAAAGAATGAACTGACTAAGTCTATACTGTCCTGGATGTCTGCCAGGTCCCATAAGTCGCCCCAGACCGCTTCATGTCGTCCCTCATAAAAATTATTATATCTATCATATAAATTTAATCGCTGTAATTCTTCTTCAGGCGGAAATACTTTTAAAACATTCAACCAACTCATATCAATAAGCATGTAACTCCTTTAAAACATTTAAAACATTAAATACTATTAACAACATACTTTAAAGCATCCAATAAGTGATCATCAATTTTTTGTGGCTTGTCTTCGCCACGATCCGCGGCACTCTGATCCCAGGTATAAGTTTCAAATTCACTAACAAGCACTGGACACCTTTCTTTATCAATAACAAGGTCGCCATTTGAAAGCATACTGGCTATCTTCCTAATACCAGTCAGCACACTGTTGTCGGCAGCCCTTGCCTTATGTAATCCATCGCGCTGTAACTGCAAAATAAAGGAAGCCGCACTAGGATCAACCTCAATTGTATTAGCATAAAGTCTTTTTCCACTCACGCCAACAGTTTCCACTTTATTACTATATCCCCAATCGCTGCTACAGAACTTTGCCATATCTCGGCTATAATCCGAATCTGTTTTTTGAACATGTTCAGCCACACTGTCCCAATAATATTCTCTTGTCACAAACCAGGTTGGCCTAACCCGGCCCGGCAATATATACTTCTCTAAAGCCACCCAGGCGCAAGCATTATGGGTGCCATAGTCAGCGCCAATTCTTAACTCCTTTGGACTGTAAGATTCCTTGGGCGGACTCCTACAATAGTCAGGACCCCACAATCCGAATACCCTTCCTTCTGCAGCTACCCAATTGCCCAAAATAAACCGATCATAAAAGACAGTGCCCTTGGGATACTCCTTTTCAAGGTCCCTTTTATAATCCTCTGGCAAGTGTGGATTATCATCCAAAGTAAACTTCCAGACATTTATATTTAATTCATCAGCTCTTTGAATAAAATTCTTATAAATGTAATGCCGCGGAGTCTCAGGATTACAGGTCCCATACAACCTGGCATCAGGATCGCTCAACCTACTCAACAGCATATTAGTAAAGCTTTCAGGAATCGTACTCCACTCATCAATGTAGGCCATCAACAAGGACTCCCCTTCAATCTTCTTATAAGAGCTTACATTATCTGCGCCTTCAATCCACACTGTCCTACCAAATATTTCGCATTCCTTTTTGCCAGAATGCATCTCGAAATTAGCCTTACCCACCAAATCCTTTATCTGACTTAATACGTTTCTGTATAAGCTTGTGCCAGTATTACCCACAAAAAGTATATTTCCTTCCGGTAAACTTACTATATCCTTAAGAACCTTTAAGTTAACAGCCCACGTTTTAGTACTTCTTACGCTTCCTGTTAACAAGTTAATCCTGGCAGGCTTCGTTAGAATAAAGTCCCGTTGCTTGCCCACCGGCACCACTAAAGCACTCATTGTTCCTTATTCTCTTCTGCCATTTTCTCAAACATTTCCACTAATGCAGCCTTAGCTTTATCATCGCCCTTGCCTTGCTCTACCGCAAACTTATCGACAAGTATTCCCACACAAACACAAAGGTCCCGCAGCTCTCTGGTATTCTCGCAGTTCTTAAGCATCTCGTCCATCTTGTCTAAAGTCTTGCTAAGCAACTCTTGTCTCTTTCCAGACTCCACATACTTATTAAATGCCGTCAATGCTTTCGAGGTCTTACTATTCAAAGAATCAGCTTCAGTCCTTAGCCATTCATTTATATCAATGTCAAGTTCGGTAGCGCACCGTTTAGCAATCCTGATAACAAAGCCACGATCCTTGCCAATCAGCTTACCTACTTCAGTAACGCTCTTGCCCGCCCTCAAATATTCCATGACGGTGGCTTCTTGCTCAACAGTACAAACCATAAATATAATTCCTAACCAATATAAGTAACCATTATTCACTTTTACGATCAGCATCCTTTAACGTATTAACGTAGCCATAACTTAGTCATAACGTAGTACCAAACACGTTAAAGTTTTTTCAAATTTTTCTTCAAAACCACTAACTACTAACTACTATATATATATATAATATATATATATAATATATAACGTAGTAAAAGTAAGAAAAATGGGGGGTATAAAGGAAATTATTTTTTTTTGTACCCTTTCTCACAGTTTTCCGCAAAACACGTTAAAGCATCGGCCGCTATTGGTTCCTTACTACGTTATAACGTAGTGACCTTTTACCGCTATTGGTTTTTATCTAAGTTAAAAGGGCATTTTATAACGTATAACGTAGTGTCAATAATCTTCGCGAAGCACAATATTATAAGGCCGAACTGATTCGTCTTTACTTAAATAAGGGCATTTATAAAATAATCCATGACTATTCTTGCCATTGCCATTCAAAATATCCCCAATTCTTCCTAAGGACAATCCAGTTATTTGTTGCATTTGCTGTTTATTGGCTACCCTACCAAATTCCTTTAAGGCGTCCAAAAATCTGGTTTCAGCCTCAGTAAGCTTATAAGCACTATGGCCACCCAAATCGTCATAAAGTGCTTTAGCCCGTTTATAATCGTCTTCATTAGCTTCCAGTCTAAGATCTTCATCGAACTGCCTATTACTTCTAGCAAATACCGCGAAGCTTCCTATTAGGTCCAAAAACATCATTAAGGCGCGGTTGCCACCACCACCAAACTTAATGTCTCCAGCAAACGGTATAACTACTTCGCCAAACCAACTTCTTAATTCCATAAAAAGGGCATGACAGACAGCAGTTTCAAAATCGTCGTCCGCTTTAACAGATATTTTGCCAGAAGCCCTAGCCAAAATAGAATCTGATATTTTCTTCTTACCAGCTATACTACTGTCACATTCTACTAAAAATTGCCGGTCCCTCATCTGTTCATCGGCTTGATAATCTACAGAAGTTGACCAAAAAGTCAATCTCTTCTTGCTAATTTGTCTTTTGCCAATTCCGTCAGTTGTTACTACTCTTTCAGCACCATCTTGGAACATTCCAGTAATCTTTTTGACACTATTGCCTAAATCGTCTTTCCAGACAATATCGTCAATAAAAACAACACTGCCGTCCACAAAGCTTTCAATTGGATAAAATAAAGCCTGTGGTGTTACATTAGCAACCAATCTATATTTAGGGTGAACCAAGGCAGCTAATTTCTTAGCAGCTTCACTTTTTCCAGAACCAGCAGGACCACAAACTTGAACGTGAATTCCTGAACTATTACTAATACTACCAGGGCCTAAACTGGCTAGCAAAATTCTACCAATAAGGGGTGTTCCAAAATATCTTTTATTTAAAACATCCAGAATATAATCATAAGAAGCGCCAGCCTCGATAATTTCTTTAGCCTGGGCTTGAACACGGCTTTCAAAATCAGATGGCATGTTTACACCTGATTTCCGACCAATTCAATAAATCGAAGTTCGCTTCGATTTACCATCCACTGTTTACCATTCTTAGCTTCAAACCAAAGCTCGTTGCCCTTGATAGCAATCAGTTTAGCTTGATATTGTCTTTCATTATGTCTAAGCCTGGTTATTTTTCCGATATAATTATATATAGGATCGAATTCTTGTATTTCATCAGTCATAATTTATTTCTCGTTATAATTTATTTCATATTCAAGTTCTAATAAAAAATGTTTAGAACATTAATCTAAAGTGCTTCTAGTATTTATAGTTTACGCTCATGCGAGCTACGCTCGCATTCGCTATGGTTTAGAATAGCCAGGGACAATATCTTCTCAAAAGTTCCTCGTTGTAGCCCATTTCTGGCTTTGGTATTGGCTGTCCGTCTATGCAAATAAGTTCATCGAAGATGGACCAAAAAGTATTTATACTACTAAGTTCATTTACCATATATAAGACCCTCTTTTTAAAATATAAGTAGCGTTTGCAGCGCTACTTTTTTATAATTTCTTTTTTATAATTGTTTTTCCATTTTGCGCATGTTCACATTTCTTTTATAAAGCTCATCTAAACCAATATCTATCACATATCTGCAATATGCTGATAAGCTCATATCCTTGCTTGTGGCCATCTCTTCCAGGAAGTCCTTCAAGGCAGACTCCAATTTGAAACAAATCGCCGCATCCATATTCACGGTCATGTTTTTTTCTCCCAAAGTATTACTTTTTTCTATAAAAAAAATGGGGATGACAGACCCCAACAATTATAAGCTCCCAATTCCAGAAAAGAACTTATAACTATTATAAGTAATATGAAACGCTTTTACGGACGCTATGGCAAATGCGCTATCCTGACCACAAAATACTGATAATAATCTATGCCGCCATCAAGATTAGGCACAACCTTCATTTGCTTGATCCAGTACGGCTTTCCCTCTTTTATGAAAAACCGTAATCTATACGTCAAATCAAAATCGATAAAGGCCTCAGAACTTACAACTGCATTAATCGGCTCATAAGTCTCATTCAGACCCACAATCTCTTTTGTAAGATCCTCCCACCTGACCATTAAATTAACGGACGTAGAATAATAAGGGCTAGTCCCATAATATTCGCTATTGCTGTCAGTAAGGACAACCGACGTATTCAAGTAAAAGGATATGGATGAAGGTGTAGTAACAACCATCTTACCGCCTCATAGCATAACCCTTGCCCACATACTTTTTCATGATGCGGGTAGCTTCCGGACTAAGCAATGATGACACCTTGCCATCGAAAGTCTCAGAAATTGATCCAACGCTAAAGTTCGCAACACCTTCAAGCTTAAGCTTATACCGCGAAGTATTTCCGTATTTCAGGATAGCCAGCGCTTCCTCGCAGCAAGCCTGTTTCACATCCTCAGGAACCGCACTTTGTGTATAAGTAGATCCGTTCGCCTTAGTATAGACCCTTGGAAACTGATTGACTTGCGTGCTAACTACTTTCTTGCCCGCTAAATTCAGCCCATCGATCTTCCTGGTGGCCTCACACAAGCACGGCAACTTTGGCGCTGAATAAGGAGCCACACCGCCAGTCAAAAAAGCAGCACTATGATCACTATACGCCGTATTTCCGTATTTGATTACATCGCTTAACAGGGCCATAACCGCAGGCGTAGCCAACATCAAAGTCCTTATCTGGTAGGTTGCGCTTCCGCCAGACGCCATTTGAATCAAAATATGATTGCCCGTAACCACAATTGTTAAAGCGCCGCCCGGACCCGTTCCAGTCTCACA